CCATTAACACCATTTAATTATACAAGATATAAAAGAGGTGCGGCATTAACTTATTTAAAAAATCAAGCTAATGAGATGAGCGAAATCATTGGTACAGATAAAATGTCTTTTAAACAGATTGAAGATGTTGCTGAAAAAATGGGAGCTGACCCTAAAAAATTAAGAAAATTAGCTAAGTCAAAATCAAAAGAAGATAGAGAAGTTGCTAGTTTAGTCGTTGCACATGGTAACAGCATGATTAAAGAAAGTGAAGATATAGTTAAATTATCTAATGAATTAAATAGAGTTGATTTAACACCTAAAGAAAAACAAAATATTATTAAAGAATTAGAATTACGTAATGATGTTTTAAATGAATTAATGGATGTTCAAAAATCATTACAAGAAAACTATGCTAGAGCTACTGCGGCAGGGAGAATTGTTAAAGACCAAGATAAAGCTATTTCTTTAATACTAGAGCCTGAAGATATTAAAATGAAACAATTAAAAGAAGGTGACCCTGAAGCTTTTTGGAAAGCAGTTTCATTATTAGATGATGATACACAAATTATTTTAGCATTGCAAAATGCTCGTAAAGTTAACAAATGGGATTTAGCGGCAGAGTATGTAAACAATAATTTATTATCTTCACCTGATACACATATTCTAAACATTATTTCAGGTCTTACACAAACACAGTGGAAACCTTTTGTAATGTTATTAAGGTCAGCTAACTTATCATTCAAAGACACAGCACGAGCTAAGGTTGTGGCTAGAGAAGCTTTACAAACATATATTTATCAATATACTTTTATAGGACATGCATTAAAAAGAGCTTTAAAAAGTTTTTATTTAGGAAGACCAATACTTGATAGTAAACAAATGAAATATGATGCTAATATTAAACAAGGTCAATTACAAAGATTTATGAATGAAACAGGTGCTTTACTTACTGAACCTTTAGGTGTTGTTGGTAGAGGTTTACAAAAAGGAATAGTTGAGCCTGTATCATATGTAACAAGTTTACCTATGAGAGTGTTATCAGCAGGTGATGAATTTCTTAAAACAATGATGTTTAAAGCTAGAATGGCATCTACTATACAATCAAGAATATTAGATGAAACACCTGATATTGGTATTTATGGTCGTAAAAATAGATTAGAATACAAAAAAAGATTTAAACAATTAGAACAAGAATATTTAAGCGAAGGTGGCGCGGCTAAAGAAACAGATGGCACTGTTAGTGCACATTTAAATGACCCCTTACAATATGCCAGAGAAGGTTCTTATACTCAATCAGCTTATTCTATAAATCCTAAAACAGGTAAAAGAGAAGGAAAAGTAACTGGTTGGATATTATCTGCTACTAATCAAAATAAATGGTTAAGAGTTGCGGGGTTACATTTTATTAATACACCTTCAAACTTATTAAGATGGAATTTTCAACATTTACCTTTTTTAGGTCGTTTTCAATTTCAAATGAGGCACATGTTAGCAAAAGGTACTGATGGTAAATATTTAAATCCAGAAGCGGCGGCAGAAGCTAATGCTAGAATACAGGCAGGTTGGATGTTATGGTCTGCGGCAATATTTGCGGCTATAAATGGTAAAGTAACAGGTGGTGGTTCAAGAGATTGGAAAGAAAACAGGGAAAGAGAAAGAACAACTGGATGGCAACAATATTCAATTCAAACAGAAGATGGTAGATATATTTCTGCAAATAGATTAGACCCTATTATGTTTCCATTTTTTATTGCGGCTGATGTAATAGATGCTTTTGGTGATTTATTTAAACACAATGATGATTTACCTGAAGAAGTAGAAAATAAATATTTAGAATTAGGAATGGGTGTAGTAGCTTCTATTACTAGAAATTTAACATCTAAATTTTATACAAAAAATATTTTAGAAACAGCAAACTTTTTCTTTAGTGATGATTTTATGAAATCAAGAGCTCCAGATAGAATTGGTTCATCTATTTTAGCTAGAGGTATATTTAAAATAACACCGTTGTCAGGGGGTTTAAGATACACTAGTAGAGTAACAGATGATTACCAAAGAGAGTTGTTTACATTTAATGATAGATTAAGAACATTAAATCCATTTAGCGATAAAGACAGAATTATGCCACAACGTAATATGTTTGGTGAAAAAATAGATAGAAAGAATGGGTGGTTATTTGGTTTAGGTGGAAAGACTGGTTTATGGTCATCACCTTTTGCTATGACTAATTTTAAAAATAATGAAACTACTAAATTCTTTCAAGATAGAGAATTAAATTATAAAGCACCACAAAAAACAGATAGATATACAGGTATTGATTTAAGAACATTAAAAAATGATAACGGTCAAACTGCATATGATAGAATGTTAGAATTAAAATCTGAAATTGATATACCTTACAAAGGTAAAAATTATAAATTAAAAGATTTAATTGAAACAATTGTTAAAGATAAAAGAAGTGCTTTATACAGATTACCTGAGGGAATAGTAGCGGGTGATGATTACCAACAAAAATATTTATTAGATATAGTACACAAAGTAGAACGAGAAGCATTTAAACGAATGTGGAAAGAGTTTCCAGTATTACAAGAAACCCTTGATAAACGTAACTTATTTATAAGAGAAAAAGCTGAAAGCGCTCTTAGTGAGTTTATGGAAGCTATAGAATAATAAAGTACCCCTTTTAGAAGAGATAAAACACAAATATGGCAAATTCATTTGTAAGATACACCGGAAACGGTACAACTACTACATACGCTATTCCTTTTAGTTACCGTAGCACAGAGGATTTATCTGCTACCGTAGCGGGTGTTAACGTAACAGCATATACTTTAGATGCCGCAGGTACTAATCTTACATTCACTACAGCACCGGCTAATGGTGCCGCTATTGAAATAAGAAGAACAACAAGTCAAACAACAAAATTAGTAGATTATGTTTCAGGTTCAGTTTTAACTGAAAACGATTTAGACACTGATAGTGACCAAGCTTTCTATATGTCTCAAGAAGCTATAGATAAAGCAAATGACGTAATTACTTTAGATAATGCTGATTTTCAATGGGACACTCAAAATAAAAGATTAAAAAATGTAGCAGACCCTACGTCAGCTCAAGATGCGGCTACTAAAAATTATTTAGAAAACACTTGGTTATCCCCTGCAAACAAAACAGCTTTAACTACAGTAAATGCAAACATAGCTAATATTAATGCAGTTAATTCTAATGAAGCTAATATCAATTCAGTAAATTCTAATGAAGCTAATATCAATACAGTAGCTACTAACATTGGTTCAGTAAATACTGTTGCTACAGATATTGCTAAAGTAATTACAGTAGCTAACGATTTAGCTGAAGCAGTATCAGAAGTAGAAACTGTTGCAGATGATTTAAACGAAGCAACTTCAGAGATTGATACAGTTGCAAACAATATTACTAACGTAAATAATGTTGGAACTAATATTGCTAATGTAAACACAGTAGCAGGAATTTCAGCTAACGTCACAACAGTAGCAGGTAACAACGCTAATGTTTCTACAGTAGCAGGTATATCTGGTAATGTTACAACAGTAGCAGGAATTTCATCAGATGTAACTTCGGTTGCTAATGATGCAACAGATATTGGAACAGTAGCTACAGATATTGCAAACGTAAACACAGTTGCAGGTATCTCTGGTAATGTGACTACAGTTGCAGGTATCTCTGGTAATGTAACAACAGTTGCAGGAGTATCTTCAAATGTTTCTACAGTTGCAACGAACATAGCTAATGTAAATGCAGTAGCAGGAAACGAAACAAATATTAATGCTGTAAATTCAAATAGTGCAAACATCAATACTGTTGCAGGAATTTCAGCAAACGTAACTTCGGTTGCAGGTATATCTTCAGACGTAACAGCAGTTGCAGGTGATGCAACAGACATAGGAACTGTTGCTACAGATTTAACAGGTTCAAACACTATAGGAACTGTTGCAGGTTCAATTGCTAATGTTAATAATGTTGGTGGTTCTATAGCCAACGTAAACACAGTCGCTAACGATTTAAATGAAGCTGTATCTGAAATTGATACAGTAGCTACTAATATAGCTAATGTTAATACTGTTGGGGGTATTAGTGCAGATGTAACAACTGTTGCAGGAATTGATACTGAAGTAGTTGCTGTTGCAGGAGATGCTACAGACATTGGTACAGTTGCATCAAACATTGGAAGTGTATCAGCAGTAGGAAGTGACTTAGCAAATAATTTTTCTTACATAGAAGATAATGGTTCTATTGTAGATGCAGTAACCAGTACAGCAGGAACTTC